CATGCTGTAGTGCAGCGCCCGCGCCTTGCTGACCAGGCTATTAAGCTCGGCCAAGTGGTCGGCATCGATTAGCAATTTATTGTAGCGACCCGCGTCCTTACCGGCGCCGTGGCGCCGGTTGGTGTCCTCGGTAACTTTTCGATCAAGCTTGCGGGCGGTCCACTGTGAAATGTTGACCGCCACGAGCACCGCCTTGCGTGAGAGCGGCGCGGCTGTTTTCTTCGGGGGCATTTGGCTTGCTCCTATTGGATTGTCAGATCCTGATTGGCTACCGCCCACTTTCCATAAGCGGCGGTATTTTTCAGGCTTGGGGTTTTCAAGGTTGCGTCATGAGCAACCAGGATTGCGCTCTCGCGCGGTAGGCGATCGGCATAAGCGAGGATGGCGCCAAAGTTTTCCTTGGTGGCCATGCGCGCCAGGCCGGTGCAAACCGCGTATCTGTGAGAGGGTTCGGTCGGCACCTTGGCGCCGCGCGGGTCTTTGATGATATCGGCCAGGTCGCCCATTGAGCGGTATAGCTGGATGAAGGCTTCCAACTCGGCCGCGTAGGCCATGCCGACGTGAGAGGCAAACAGGCGCATGCGATGCTTAGGCGATGTGCTGACATATTTGCTGCATCGCGCCCACGACCGAGGTGTGGGAAAGCAGTTCTCATCGCCCTTGGGCATGACGTGAATAAGATCGCGACGGAGCCGTAGGAAGGCGACTAACTCGGGGGCAATGCCGTTTGTGTTGGCCCAGTCGGCCCAGGCGTTAACATCGGGCATCACTACATGATGGGCGAAGCGATTACGGAGAGCGGTCGGCATGCGTTGCGCCGCTGCCCGATCCGATACCCGGTTGCCGGCGGCAACGATGACCCAACCCGCCGGCAATTCGTAGTCACCGACCTTGCGATCGAGGACGAGGCCGAAGGCAACCGCCATCATTGCGGGCGATGCCGTATTTATCTCATCGAGAAACAGAATGCCCTCCTCGCCGTCGCGCTCAACTTGCGGAAGCTCGTCGGGGGTGTACCAAGTGACGGTTTGTGTTTTTGTGTTCGGAACCGGAATGCCGCGCAGGTCAACCGGCTCGCGAATGTTCAGGCGAATGTCGATGACCTTGCAAGAGAAGCGCGCGCCCATCTGGCGCACTGCGTCAGACTTGCCGACGCCGGGAGGTCCCCAGAGCATTACCGGGTCACCTGCTTTGGCTTGGATCTCCATCAGCTCGGCGCACTCGGCGATCGAGCCCTCGTGTTCTTTAAGCATTTGGCTTGCTCCGTTTCGGCCTATCTGGCCAATCATCAGGCGAGCAATGTCAGCTCGCTACGGTCCACTTTCGCCCTGTCCCAGCTGGGGGCGTCTGCCTATCCGGGTCGCCTTGCAAGGCCGGGTTGTCCGACCGTAGGGTCCGTCTAGTGTGGGGTTTGCCAGATCAGGGGCTGACTGCATCTCAGTAATGTTTATATAGGGCATGGTGCCCGATCCGTCAAGACATTTTGCCCTATCTGTGAAAGTTTTTTTGGTCATGGGGATGGGTTTAGGGCTGGCGTATAGGCCTGGTTTCCCCGGTTTGGGGGAGGTATAGGGCCATTAGGCCGGTTTGGCCTGGGTGACCAAATTTGGAGGTTTTGCGATGGCCGAGGATCAAAAGGCCGGCGGAGCGTCGATTATCTCGACGGCCGCCATGTGTCAGCTGCTGATGGTGTCGAGAACGCGAATAGATCAGCTAGTAAACGACGGCATCATTTTTCGACATGGGCGCGGGGAGTTCCGTCTAGTCGAAACGATACAGGCCTATATTCGCTGGATGCGCGATGATGCGCGCCAGCATAACAAGAGCGCAGCCGCGAGCCGGGCGACAGATGCGCGCGCAAAAGAGATTGAGATCCGGACGGCGCAGCGATTGGGGCGCCTCGTGCCGCTTGCGTTGTATGATGAAATGATCGACAGCTTCTGCGGTCTTGTGCGAAGTGAGTTCGCAGGGTTAGCGGCGGCTTGCACGCGTGATCTGGTGTTGCGGCGAATAATTGAGCGAGAAGTAAATGCCAGGCTCAGACGAATGGCCGAGTTTGCAAGGGCGGAAAGTATACGGTTGGAAGCGCTTCGCCGGTCTGATGATGCCATCGGAGCCGATGGAGCCGGACGTATGGGCGGCGGCCAATCGGACGTATCCATCAACGGCGGCGGTGCCAGGGCCTCGTGATCCGCTATTGACGCCGTACATAGTCGAGCCAGAGCGGGCGGCAGCATCTGGTCGATGGCGGCGCGTGGTGCTGGTGTTCGGCGCGCAGACCGGCAAAAGCGAGGCCATGCTGGATGTGGCCGGGCAACGCCTTGACCAGCGACCAGGCCCGATTTTGTACGTCGGCCCAAACAAGCAATTCCTAAGCGAGCAGTTCGAGCCGCGCGTTATGCAGTTGTTAGACGAAGCGCCGACGCTGATGGCGAAGGTCACGCGCGGAAAGAAAATGACGAAGACGCGCAAGCTGGTGGCCGGCGTGCCGTTTCGCTTGGCGCATTCCGGATCATCGACAGCGCTAAAGTCTGATCCTGCCGTGCTCGCCCTGGTGGACGAATACGACGAGATGCGATCGAACGTGAATGAGCAGGGCGGGCCTTTGGGATTGGTCGAGCGCAGAGGTGATACCTATGCCGATTTCGTTTGCGTGGTAACGTCAACATGCAAGCGGGGCAGAGTGGCCGCGACCAAAGACGAAAAGTCGGGGCTGTTCTTTTGGGACGTTGCCATGATCGAAGATATCGAAAGTCCGATCTGGCAGCTGTGGCAACAGGGCACGCGGCACCACTGGGTGTGGCCGTGTCCGCATTGCGAGGTGTATTTCGTCCCGCGCTTTGCTCTGCTCCGTTATCCGCTAAAGGCAACGCCACTGGAGGCCGCACGCGAGACGTTTCTGGAATGCCCAAACTGCGGCGGCGTGATCGAGGACCATCATAAGACCGAGATGAATGCACGCGGCCGGTATGTGGCGCCTGGGCAGACAATATCGAAAAGCGGCGATGTGCAGGGTGATGCGCCGGACACCAAGGCGATATCGTTCTGGGTCTCGGGTCTGGCTTCGCCGTTTGTCTCGTTTGGCGAGCGCGTGGCGGTGCTGGTCGAGGCGCAGCAGTCCGGCGATGACGCGATGGTGCAGCAGGCCATCAACGCCGGCTTTGGCGAGCTGTACTCGCCAGGCGGCGGCGAGGTGCCGGAATGGATGGAGATCAAGGAAAAGTCACGGGCCGCGACTTATGGCCGGGGGCAGGTGCCGGCAGACGTACTCTATCTGACGCTTACGGCAGACGTGCAAAAGCATTCGATCCCGTGGATAATTCGTGGCTGGGGTGCGCGTGCCACATCGTGGCTGGTCAATTACGGATATTTGCGGGGGGACACTACTGATGAGGAAATCTGGGGAGCGCTTGGCGATTTGGTGGCAACGCCGATCGAGGGTGTGCCGATCAAAATGGCATTCATCGACAGCGGCTTTCGGCCCGGCAAGACGGATACGCTTCCGCTTAATCGCGTTTATGAATTTTGCCGGCGCTTCATGCGGCGAGTGCGGCCGACCAAGGGCGCCAATATGCCTATGCGTACGCCGCTGCTGTTCTCCAAGATTGAAGTCCGGCGCAAAGACGGGCGCGGCGCCAATTTCGGTCTTGATCTGGTGAGGCTCGACACAGATCATTGGAAAAGCTGGGTTCATGAGCGTTTGCGGTGGCCTGATGATCGCATCGGCGGTTGGCATGTGTTCAAGGGAATAGATGACGACTATTGCCATCAGATCGTGAGCGAAGCGCGATTGAAGCATCCGACCGGCAAGATCGAGTGGGTACAAAGGTCGCGCGCAAATCACTTTCTGGATTGCGAGGCGATGCAGGCGGCGGCCGGCTACTTGTTGAATGTTCAGCGCATTCCCTTGCAATCTAAGGGCCGAGAGCGTACACACGAAGGTGGCAAGGAGCCGGAAATCAAACCCGAGGTTAAAAGCGGACTAGAGGCGCCACCGCCGGCACCACGACAATCGGTGCGCATCAGAGGCGGTAGGCGAGTTATCCGGTCAAGTTATCTCGGGGGCTGACGGAGTTCCGTCATTGCCCATCACACTCAGACAATTTGGCTACATCAGGCCATTCGTGCGGCGTAACGTTCGCACCACGACAGGCACAGCTGGCAGCATCGAGGAGATCGTTAGCAAGATCACGTCGATTAGGACTGTGATCGCGTCTGGTGTTGATAGCGCAGCGTATGGCGATAAGCGCACTGAGTTTCGATCTCTCAATGAATTGCGCGAAATACTGAATGCCTTGGAGGAGGAGCTGGCCGACTTGCTCGGCTATGGCGGGCGCGTGCGCCAAATACGTATGACCAACCAGTGGGACAAGGGCCTGTGATGGGCGCTTTGCGCAACATCCTCTCGGGAAATTGGCGGGCAACGCCAAAGGTGCGCAATGAGTTTGACGGTGGCCGAATGCGGCGGCGCCTCAAGTCGTGGGTGCCGACGCAATATACGATCAACACAATCCTAAGCGCGTCTGGTGATTTGTTGCGCTCGCGTTGTCGAGATGCGATGCGCAATAATGCACACGCCAATGCAGCTTGCGATAGCTTTGTTGCCAACCTGATCGGCACGGGCATCAAGCCGTCGTCGCTGATCAGCGACAATCCCGATTTGCGCGAAGCGGTTATGAATTTATGGCTGGAGTGGACCGACCAGTGCGACGCCGATGGACTGGCTGATTTTTATGGCATGCAAACCATTGTTGCCCGCGCGATATTTGAAGCGGGCGAATGCTTCATTCGTTTCCGGCCGCGCCGCATGGAAGATGGCTACTTGGTGCCGCTACAAATTCAGTTGCTCGAAAGCGAGATGTGCCCATTCGGCAAAAATGAAAAGGCGCCGAACGGTAACTTCATAATGAACGGGATCGAGTTGGACTTCTTGGGTAAGCGCGCGGCCTATTGGTTTTATCCCGTTCACCCCGGCGATATGCCGGTCGAGACAGGCGTCGCAAGCATGACGCCAGTGCGCGTCCCCGCATCGGAGGTGTTACACATTTTCCGATGCACTAGGCCTGGCCAGATGCGTGGTGTGCCTCTCATCACGCCGGCCCTGGTCAGGCTATTTTTCTTGGATCAATACGATGACGCGGAACTGGAGAGAAAACGGATCGCGGCAATGTTTGCCGGTTTCATCACAACGCCTGCGCCGGAAGACGTGATCCCGATTGATGGCATTGATAACAGCGCTGAGCAAGAGAACGTCGCTCTCTCCGGTCTCGAACCGGGAACGATGCAAACGCTGCTGCCCGGCGAAGATATCAAGTTCTCCGATCCCGCCGATGTCGGCGGGTCTTATGAGGCTTATCAGTATAGACAACAGCTCGCCGTGTTTGCTGCGCTTGGCATTCCATACTCCATCTGTACGTCAGACTTGCGACGGGCCAATTACAGTTCCTTGCGTGGCTCGATCGTAGAGTACCGGCGCAAGCTAGAGCAGCTTCAGCACAACATCTTTGTGTTCCAAATGTGTGCGCCGATCTGGCGCCGCTGGATGGACACGGCAGTATTGGCGGAAGCGATCGACATCGACGCCACTATGTATCTGGCGGATAAGTCGCAATTCACCCGCGCTCGCTGGATACCGCAGCGTAACGATTGGGTCGATCCGCTCAAGGATCGCCAAGCCGAAAAGCTAGCCGTCGATGCAGGCTTCAAGTCGCGCAGCGA